GACTTTCTACAAGTCACTGAGTCCGAATCTGAAGGTGGAAGTGACATTGATGGTTTGCTTACTGCCAGTGGAGTAGGAAACAACGGTAAGAAACCGCTCGGCATGGAAGTCACCACGGCTCACGGGAAACTGGATCACAAGGTTCCCATCTCCGTTGACAACACCTGCGAAATGGTATTCGTACAGTTGATGCTGGATTACGACGTTGCTATGGTTCGCGGTATGTTCCCGTGGATTGCTAGCAAGATCAACCCCGGCACCGATGGTCAGTCCGCAACACAACTTGATCGCATTGCAAGAGAGAACGTACGCCAAGCAGTACTCGGTGCGTACGTCACAGGAGACTCGTTGAGTCGCCACACCACTGTGAAGTATACGTGGATGCGGCCTTCGATGTTCCTTGACGGATCAGTAAGCGATGAAGTCAAAGCAGAACTGCTAGAGGCATTCCCAGATGGAGTGCTACTGGCACGTGCAGGACAAGAGTACGCCTTTTCACGCAATGAGAAGATGGATGATCACATAGCCATCGCTCACCCGTCAGCAGGCAAAGGTCAGAACCGAAGATCAATGGGCACGGCCCTAATCTCGGTACAGAAGCGCATCAACGATTGGGTTGATCTTCTGGATGACTTCTTCAAACGCACCGTACCTAAGAAGTGGATGAACGCTGAAGCATTCGACATGGATGCTATCAAGAAGCAGCCCAACATCCCTGGCGACATAGGACCGTTCCAGCCTCAACCGGGACTTACAACGGAATCACAATACATCATGGTGGAACCAGTACCGACGCCTCAACCTGCGTTGCCTGACTTCATCAAATGGTTCATCACAACTCTCTCCGAGGAAATCTCGGGCGCACTGCCCTCCTTGTTCGGTAACGCCACAGGCGAGAACACCGTAGGCAATGCAGTCATACAGCGCGACCAAGCGCTTCAGCGTGTGGGCTGTCCATGGAATAACATTCAGGACTTGTTCGCAATCGCTGCAAGGCAGGCCGTGAAGTGTGCAGCAGAATGTCGTGATGGAAAAAAGATAACACAGAACCTTGGACCAGGACAGGGAAACGTCTCGGTCAATACTGCGAACCTCCTTGGTGGCAACGTACTATGTTACCCCGAGAGCAACCCTTCTATTCCAGAGACCGAAGAGCAAAAGGCCGTTAAGATAATGGGTATGATAGACAAAGCCATTACCGCCCCAGCGTCTCCCTTTGCTGCATGGGTATTCAGCCCGTCTAACTTGGCTGAGACCGCCACTTCTTTGCGAATGAAGAACTACAAAGTACAAGGTGCTTCGTCAGTGACTAAGCAGCGTAATGAGTTTGAAAAACTGCTGCGAGAACCTGCACAGGACAACCCAGCGTTCCTTAAAATGAAAGACGCGCTGGATCAAGCCAACGAAGGCATGCAGAATGCCCAGGCTACAGGACAGATGGTGCCTCCACAAGCAGGCCCCATGGTTCAGCAGTTGACCCAAGCGATGCAAGCAGTACCGCCTCAGGTTAGCAGTGTGTCCGTAGCACAAGACGAAAGCGAAAACCACGTCGTAGAGGCGTCGGAATGCTTTGAAAAAATGAACTCGATTGAAGGGCAGAAGCTGAGATTTGGAGCGCCAGATCAACAGGCATGTTTTGCCAACTTGAAGCTTCACTGGACCGAGCACGTCGCTATGGCTAAGAAAATTGCTGCGGCGAACCAACTTCCTCAGAATAAACCACCTTCTGAGTCAATAAGCATAGATGTGAGCAAAATGCCACCTCCTGTGGCAGTGCAGGCTTTAGCAAAGGCCCAAATCAATGCTACTCCTGATATGTTCACTCAACACTCAGCTACACAACTGAACGACGCTGTGGCTAAAAAGGCTATACCCCACGCCTTAGAGCAACCGCAGAAGTAAGACATCTCAAGGCTTAGCGGCTTTGGGTTAGAGTTGGGAGGTGCCTATCACACCTCCCTCTCGATCTTGATAGGAGATAAAATGGCAAGAGGATATAAACAAGACTGTGTATGTCACCCAGAGCGTAAACATTACGGTCACGGACTGTGCATGCAGTGCTATCGAAACACAGAAGTTGCACGGGCTGCACAAGCAGAATACCGTCGCACACACAAAGCAGAGCAGAAAAAGAAATCAGCAGATTGGTACAAAGAAAACTCAGAAAAAGTTATACTTGTAACACATGCTCGTAGGTTAGTAGCAGCGGGTTGGACTCAGGAATCCTACGATGTAAAGTTTGAAGAACAACACGGGTTGTGTGCTATATGTGACAAGGAAGAAGTGGATAGAAAACTTTCCGCTGACCATGAGCATGTAGAGCCTCCGAATCCTAGAGGTTTACTTTGTGGTCCATGCAACAGAGCTATAGGGTATCTAAAAGACAGTCCAGAATTGCTCCGTAAAGCAGCAGACTACATCGAGAAATATCAGACTCAGAAAACTCAGAACTAGAAGGACTCAACAAATGGCAACAGATATGATCGACTTCGCGTCCATAGACTCATCCACGGACACGGCGGCAGACTCAGCCGTAGAAACTCCGACTACGGAAGTTGAAACCCCCGTAGAAGGCACAGAAACTCAGACCAAGGACGTAACCACAACGCCTGTGCTAAACGCAGACGGCACAGAGCAGACACCAGAGCAAAAAGAAACAGCAGCGGCGAAAGCCGAGTCTGACAAAGAAATCGACACCGAGGCTACCCCACAGAACGTGCGTAAAGCACTAAGGGGGCTGCGCGATGCCTCACCCGCCAATGCAAATGTAGTGAAAGAACTTCATGGAGCATACGAGAGGTTCAACGCTTATAAGGTAGAGTTTCCTACGGTGCAAGATGCCAAGGAAGCAAAAGCCTTCATCGACTCAATTGGTGGACAAGAGGGCTATCAGAAGACACAGGAAGCAATGGATTCCGTAAAGGGCTCCGACGAACTCCTGTATGCAGCAGACCCACAGTTGTCGAAGAACGTGTACGAAGACATGAAGGCCCAGGGCAAAGAAGACGCCTATGGCAAAGTCGTAGGAAACTTCCTTGGTCACTTGAAGGAAGTGAATGAGAAGGACTACTACGCTCAGATTATGCCACACTTCGTAAACGGACTTCAAGAGTCTGGGTTGAACGTCAAGTTAGAGCAGTTGAATGCGGCACTGGGTGAGAAGGATGCCGAAGGCAAGCCAGCGCCCAATGTGAAGATGATCCAAGCCATTACCAAGGTCATGACGGATTGGTACAAAGGCATGGAAACCGATGAAGCCAACCGTAAGAAAGTTCCTGAAGTTACGCCAGAACATAAAAAGTTCCTGGCAGACAAAGAAGCCTTCGAACAAGAAAAGACAACCGCAGCCGCAGAGAAGACCAAAGTATTTGAAGAGGGAATTGCCACCGAGTGCGAAACATTCAACAACACCACTTTAGGTGCAGCACTGAAGCCTTTCTTGGCTATGCCTTTCTTCAAGGATTTCCCACGCGAGACAAAAGTTGACCTTGGCAACGGGATCAAGGACCGTCTGTACTCTACGCTGAAGGCCGATAAAGCCTATCAGATACAGATGAAGGCCCTCTGGGGAGCAAAGTCTCCAGACAAGGCAAAGATCGTAGCGTATCACCAAACTACGCTGAAGAACATTGCCGCAGACATCGTGCGGAATACTATCCAAAACCGCTACCCTGGTTATGCCAAGGGCGGCAGTGCCGCAGGCAAGGCAGCCGCTGCGGTGGTGAAGAAAGAGACAGCAGTGAAGGCAGCTACGCAATCGGTAGCCACAGGCAAGCCGATCTATGTTGCCAGTCGTCCTACGAACCTCGTACGCGAGCCCATCAAGGTTGGCGGCAGGGATTACTCCTCTTCTGATCTACAAGTTATGCAGATCACGGGACGTGGATTTGTTAAGACTACAGATGGCAAGTCTGTTAAGTTTGTAACGTGGAGAAAGTAAGCAAAGCACCGTTAGTCGGTGAGAAAAGAGAAATACATGTCAACAAATTCAGGACCAAACACACGAGATGGCAAGCCGATTAACGTTGCAGATCAAGCAACCATCGCCGCTTTTGTAACTGTAGTGCCTACCAATGTCGGACCAACGACTTTGATCACTGTGCAGTTGCAGGGTTCAGGGCTGTCTGTTCAGGTCCAGGCGCAGGACATCAGCGCAACAACGCAGACGCTGTAAGAACATGGACCCAGCGCACTGGGAAGAGCCGTGCAAATCGGCTCACACTTTAGACTTTGATCTAAACACTATCCTCCAGTATCGGCGCGTAAATCGCCGTAATTAATAGTGGTACTGAAAAGGACGTGGTAAGGAATAGCAAGAACTCAGCACGTGTGGTGAACTACATCGTGGCGTGGCGGAAACTCAGAGTCCGTGGCGTACATTGTTTTAAGGAAATAATTTTATGGCACTATTAGAGGCTGCTGTTGAAGCAGTCGAACTAGACGCCTTTGCCAAAGAGATTCCTGATCTGGTTTTCCATGGCACTACTGCTTATTCTATGTTTAAGGCAGAAGCGACCAAGATTCCTGTCAGCAATCAATCTAACGCAGGCGGCACACAGCGCGCATCTTTCCGTGTACCTTTCAGGGTACAGGCTGGTGCGGCTATTACACAGGGCACGGGCAACGCAGATTCTATGTTGCGTGGCTCTGGAAGTCAATGGGCTTCCTTCGCTCTGGCCCCAGTATACCTGTTCAACGTCTGCGAGATTTCGTGGCTAGCTCAGGCTTCCACCGACTCGAAGCAGAAGGGTCTCT